ATCGTGAACGTGCCAGCGGTGGCATGCGTAAGGGACAGCGAGGTCGGCGTCAGGTTGGCGACGTTGGCGCCGGAGCCCTGGATGGTGAGACTGGCGAAGGTCGGGCTGTTGAGCGAACCAAGCTGGAGATTGTCGCGGGCCTCGGAAAGGTTGGTCAGGCCGGCGAGGTTGTCGGCCTTGGCGAGATAAGGGGTCAGCGCCGAGGATGTAAGGAAGCCCGAGGGGTTACCCATGAGAGGGTAAAAACCAGCGGTGACCCAGGACTCCGTCGCGTAGCCGGCGAGGGATAGGGTCGACCAGCCAGTCGAATAATCGAGGTTGCTCGACTTGGTAAGGAACTGCCCCGTGCTGCCGCCAGCAGGGACGCCCACGCCAGGGGCTCCGGCGGGGCCAGTTGGGCCGACAGGGCCGGCGGGGCCGGCGGGGCCAGTAGCGCCGGGGGTGGCGACGGTGCCCGACAGGGTTCCCGCGATCAGACTATTGAAGGTGCCGTTGATGGTCGCCATGTTAAGCTTGGGTGATGGTCTCCTGGACCTGGACGCGGAAGATGGTCGAGTGCGTCACGGGGCCGCCGGAGAAGGTGAAACGGAAGTCCCAGCTCGCGAGGCCCAGGGCCCAGTTGGAGGTGTCGCCGGGATAGGTCGAGGTGAACGACAGGCCGTCGCCGGCGATGGTGATCACCATGTCATGATCCTTGCCCGCCCTGTCCTGAAGGGTCGAAAGGATGGTCGTCCCGATGAGGTTGGCCGGCTCGCCGGCGTTAGGGGCCCACGTCCAGACGCTGGAGAAGCTGTCCCCTCGGGAGAATACGGCGGTGTTTGAGCAGCTCATCGGGTCTTCTTAACCCTGCGGAGATTGGCAAGGGGAGGTCAGAACCCGGTCAGTTTGCCGATGTCGTAGATCTCTGTCCCGCTAGGAATGGCCGTGGAAAGGTTCTGACCGTCTCCCTCATGCGCGTCTGCCGTGATAATAAACGTGCCGATGTCGGTGTCGACGGCTTCGCCGACAAGCTGAAGGAAGTCTGAATTGTCTACGGCCAAGTAGGGCTTTGTATAAACGCCGATGCCCCAGTTCGTGTATGTGGTGCCGTCAAACTCTTCTGCAAAAATCCAGTAATACGGAAGCAATGGCGGAGCCGCCGGGCCGAAGGATACATAGGGCCTTTGCCTGAAAAGCGAACCGCTTTCCCACTTGAAGAATTTGGGCGGGCTTTCCGTCAAAGGCCATGCCCTCGAATACCTTGTATAGGACGCCCCATGCAAAAATCCGTTAAGCACAAGCGGAGAGCGCATGGAGCCCCAGGTGCACGGCGGCACCGTGGCAGGGCTGCCAGTCGCCGGGCCTCCGATGCGGATGGCCATCAGACTCCCGCCCAGTAGTAACGGGCGGTGTTGTCGCCGATCTTGAGACGCTCGGCCCAGACGGAGCCGGAGATGGTCTGGTCGATGGTGAAGTTCTCGGGGTCGCCGATGTTACGCGCCACGCCCATGAGGATGTAGCAGTATTCGTCGGTGTCCGTGAGCGTGGTCTGAGATTGAACCATCGTCGGATAATAGGGATCCGTCTCGTCGGTGACCGGGAAGATCGGGTTGTCCGAAGCATAGGCCTCAGTTCCAAGACGAAGATAAATATAGGTGTCCTGGTTGATGAGGAAGTCGATGGTCGCCGGGAGCTTCTGGCCGGAAGCGGGCTCGTCGAACGGGACGAGGTTGTTGACCATGCCGGAGCAGACGTCTGCGCGGTAAAGGGTAAGCGAAGGGTTCTCCGGGTCGACGACGATGACCTTCGGGTGGAATTGGAACGGGTGTTCGCAACTGTCCGTCGGGTCGTCCTGGTTCGCGCAGCTTGCCGGGATGAGTCCGATGTAATTGATGGACGTCCAGTCGGCCGGCCCGACGTACTCCTGGAACCAATCTTCGTTTGCCGGCGTGAGCGTGTTAAGATTCGTCAAGGTATCTGCATTGACGATGTAAGACCACGCGTCCGGCGTCGAATTCTTGTTGAGGTTATATGGGTCGTTGGCCTCATTCAGGTCGTCCTGGTTGCAGAGGGTCGTCCCGATGAACTGCACGGGGATGGCCATGTCGATTGGGCCGACGATGTGCTGGTCGATGGCTAAATTCATTCCGCCGCCGCCAGGATTAGGGGTAGCCGTGACGATCGCGATGAGCTTGACCGCGTAACCCCACTTCACCGGGTTGAACCAGGTCGTATGACAGTTGCCCCAGTCGCCGGAGAGGCCGGTGGACGTGGCATCATAACCTTCCATCTTATGGATGTTGGTCTTGTTGACATACTCCGAAGGGCCGGTCTCGGAGAAGATGGTGTTGGTGATGTCGTCAGAGGAATTGAAGATGGAGACCCATGGCTGCTCGGCGTTCAGGAGCGCCGACTCGGTGTCGTCGTTTGACTGGTTTATGTCGAACTTGCTGATCGTGATGTAATACGTCCCGGCGGTGGTGATATTGTAATGGCCCCCGCTCTCCATCCAGACTCCTGAGGGACCGGCGGTTCCGGCCGTTCGCGTGATGCCGGAACCATAAACGGCCACCTTGCTGATCCAGGACTGGCGCTGGTCGCTATGGGCTCCGAGCTTGATGCGCGGCATGTTGCTCTGCGTGAAGAAAACCGTCCCCTTGGCGAGCTGAAGCTTGTTGACTCCATCGACCTTCTTTACGCCGACTTCGAACTGTTGGACGATGCGGGCGACAGACGGATCCCATTCGCTCCAGGGCTTCTCGACGTTCAGGTTCGTCCCTAAACTGGAGGACGTGAACGTATAACCGACTCCGGGCTGGATGCTCATGCTCCTGAGATGTTGACGTAGGTAAGACTGTCCCAGCCCGCCTTGGAATAGCGAATCTCGTAGTTTACCTTGTAGAGAGAACCGAACTCCTCGACGTTGACTTGCGAAAGCAAGTTCCTGTTTCCCCAAGTAGCCGTTCCGACAGGAGCCCAAGCGGGGAGCAAGGGATACTCAGAGCCCCATGAACTGGTCGAGGTGGCGGTGTTCAGGAGCCCAAGGAGGCCTTGAACGAATGCCAGGTTTGAGTAGTAAACGACCCCACTGTACGTCGTGGTCGTCGCCAGATACTGCGTTTTCCCGTATAGCGAATCGTAAGCAGGATTGACGAAGCCGATGAAGCGGCCGCCATTCTCCTTTTCAAAGCACGATCCGTTAGCGCCTAGATAAGCGGGAGCGCCGTTTACCATCGGGGCCAGATTGTCCGGGTCGTCTTGGGTAAAAGGAGGAATGCCGGCGATAGCCAGGGGGAAGGGGGCTTCGTTCGTGAAGAAGTTCGGATGACTGGTGATGTTCTCAGCCGTCAGTCCGTTGGCGTTAGACGTGTTTGGATTCGTGCGGTTTCCGCCGTTGACGGAGGGAGGAATGCCGACGTAGTCCACGGTCACGGTGGCGATACCCAGGGCGTCCCAGCTGACCGAATAGGAATTGGCCTTGAGGAAGGAATAGGTCGGGTCGGGATGCGGTTGACCACGGCCGGCGAACGCCACGATGTCCACCGTCCAGTCGCACTTGTATTTGGTCGTCGACGTGCCCAGGCCGAACGGGTCGCGGTTGTACGTCCAGCCAGGGAGGATGACCGGTGCGGTCAGGCCGTTGCCATTTTCGATGATTGCCATGATCTTAAATTACATTTGGTCTCCGTGGCCGGGGAACTGCCTGGCTTCAGTGAAGGGGACAGGGACGCCGCCGGAGCCGCCCTTGTTGGCGATCTGCTCAAGGAGGGCGGTCTGCTTCTGCTGCTCTTCGAGCTGCTTGGTCATCGCTTCCATGACCGGGTTTGCGCCGACGCCGACGACCGTGCCGAATCCTTCGGGGCCCTTGAACGAGCCGGCTTTTTTCTCGGCTTCTTTGTCCTCGAAGATGGGCTTAAATGCCTTGCCCTCAGGCGAGTTGAGAAACGCCTCAAGTGCCTTTTTCTGGAACTCAGGAGAGCGAGGCATCATTTGCATGGCGGCAAGTTCTCCTCCTTCTTGCATATATGGACCCCTGCTGATTACCATATCCATGGCAATCTTCTGACCTTCTGGAGTCTTTAAGAACTCACGAGCCATCTCAACGCGACCTTCTTTGGCAAGTTTTATCTCTTCTTCCCGCGCCTTCTTGGCTTTGAAGAATTGGGCCATCTTGGCCTCTTCAGCGGTCGCATAGACGGTTTCTCCCTTGGCGATCAGGTCAAGACCATCCTTGGCATCCTGCTTTGCCTTCTCAATTGCGCCGCTGATCATCGAGATGGCACCCTGGAGTATAACCATCGGCGCCGTGAAGCCGAGGAAGATGTCCTTGAACGCCGTCGAGAACTTCTTCTGGATGTCTTCGACCTGTTTGGAGAAAGAGACGACGGCGCTCTTCGACTTCTCCATCGCCTGGGGAACGTCCGAGGTCGTCTTGATGTTTACGGTGAGGTCTTGCGCCATGGGCTCTTTACCCTGCTGGATTGGCAACGGGCTCTTCCCCTTCGCCGGCCTTCAGCTGCTCTTCGATGTAGGCCTCTTCCTCCGGCGACATGATCGCCACGTCGACGCCCTTGCGCATCGCAAAGGCCGCGTTGAGCCAAATGGCTTGGCACTCCGGCATCTCCCAGGCCTGCTTATAAGGCACCCCGTTCGCCACCAGATTGGCCACGATACTCATCGGCCAGGGCAGGCCTTTGCTTCCTCCGCTCTTCTTGCCGTCCTGCTCCCAGAACTTCGGCCAGTTGTCGACCAGGATGTAACCGGCGAAGGCGTTCAAGAGCATCTCAAACTTTGCAGGATTGTCGTTAAGCCGCGATATGCGCAGCCGGTCGATTATGCCGATCTCTCCCAAGGGTTCCTCGGCGCAGACCTGGCAGGCGAATAGAAGGTCAGCCGGCGAGACTTGCTTCCCGGGTACGAGCAGCGGGGACTCGAACGCCATAAGTCGCACGCGGTATTTGAGGCACCACGGGTAAAGAGTTCGACCCAGCAACCTGAAAGGCGCCGGGTCGATATGGGCATTTAGGAAGCGACGGTCCACTCCCTACAGATTGCACCCCTTGCGGGGGTGTCAATTAGTAGCTGATGGACTCGAAAGACTCAGCGGTGATGCTGACCGAAACGAACCCCTTCGAGCTGCCGCGGTCGTCGACCTTGGTGATCGTGCCCGAGAAGCTGACCGAAGCCGCGCCGCCAGGATAGGCCGAGGCGGTCTTCGCGGTGAACGAAAGGGTGGCGCCGAGCTGCGGGACGGAGGAGGCCTTCGCCACGCCCTCGATGCTGATCTCGGAGCGGCGGTCGTCGTAACGGGCGGTGACGGTCAGGCCGTCTTCGTCGACGACGGTCGCTGAGTTGTTAAAACCAGAGGTGACCGTATAGGACTGCACGAAAAGCGAGGCCTGCTGGCCCGACCCAATTCCGTACAAGCACACCACGCCTTTGTTTACTTCGCTCATCTTACTCCTGCTTTAATTGGCAACCTACTCAGGGTTCAGGCAAGTGAGCACGTCGAAGGCGAA